CTATCAATACCCAGCAGGGATAATTATTACAGATACAAATGCCCATACTGGCAGATTTGGCAAGGTGCATTGTTTATCAAACGCAGAGGTGACTTTAGTTGCTGAAAATTTAACAGAAAATGGTTCTTCGACTATCAATGGCATCACAATGAAATCATCTTCAGAGATTGAAGGTGTGATTACAAGTATTACCCTTGCAAGTGGTCAGGTCATAGCTTATTCATTATGAGTCTTGCTAACGCACTAAAAAAGGCAGCATCGAAAACTCTAAGTAAACTTGGAGGCGATGTAACTATAAGACGAGTAACAGCAGGTGCTTATAACACAACTACAGGTGCTATTACAGAATCGACATCTGATACTACAGTCAAAGGTGCGTTAACAAATGTAAACAGATCTGAGGTAAATGATCTGATTGAATCCCAAGACAAGAGATTAATTATTGCATCTAAAGATATAAGTTTTGTTCCAACAACAAAAGATAGAGTGGTTATAAGTAATGTTGAATTTAAAGTTATACAGGTTGTAACAAATGAGCAAAATAACATACCAATAAGTTTTGATCTTATTTTGAGGTAATTATGGCAAGAGAAATAAACTTAACAGATATTGGAGATCATTTTGGTGAGAAGGTTCAAAAAACTGTTCGTAAAGCAACATTAAAAGCAACAAAAGATATAAAAGAATTTACACCTGTTTTTTCTTTAGATAATTATCCTGATTTAGATTCCATACCAAACTTTTTTACCTTGCCAAGTGGTAAAGTAGTTCCCTTTAAAAAAGCTTTGTTAGACCGTGGAACTGGCGGACAGCTTCGTGAGTCATGGCAAACTAAAATTCGTAAATTTCAAGGAGAAGTATTTACAGATGTTGAATATGCAGAACCTGTTGCTTATGGAACTAACTTGCCTCCAAGTTGGGGTAACGTTTATAGAACTCGTCAAAATACTATTAAAGGATATCCAGAACTTGTTGCAAAGCAACTAGAACAATTTATTAGAGATGAATTTAGGAGGTAATAATGGCAGCAATTGATTTAAATACAGTCAGATCCACAATCGAGGCGAGACTTGCAACAGAACTTGCATCAAGCCCTGCGATTCCAGTGGTCTTTAATAATATGACTTTTGATTCAACCACAGAGGACACTTTTGTACAGTGCCTTACAAGTTTTGGCGATCATCAATATTTGACTCAAGGCGATACATCCAATGCCTTTAATAATATTATTGGTCTAGTTGTTTTAAACATATTTACTGAAGAAGGAATTGGTGCTGGAGCAAACTACACGATTGGCAAAAGATTAAGGGACTTATACAATAGAGTGACTGTATCTAATGTAATTTTTGATTCTCCTATTGGGCCTGAAGTTTTAACATCAAGTCCTGAAGGTAAATTTCAAACACAAATTAGAATTACATTTAACATTTATGAGGATCTCTAATGATTGAAATTACGGAAGAAATGCTTGACGCTATTGAAGCTGTTAAAGGTAGAAGAGAAGCAAATTATTGGGATAATTCTTGTAAAAGATATATGGAAAAACAACAAGCAAACAAAAAAGATGTAAAAAAACCAGAAAAGAGTTAATATATTTATAAATCTTCTTTTTTATTGTTATGGCTGCTGTAAAAGGTGATGTTGGGCAGGTTAAATTTGATGACGGTGGTTCATCTGTAAACCCTGTCTTAGGCACTAGATCATGGACTATGAGTATTACAAAAGATACTCAAGAAACTACTGTCCAGGGTGACACATTTAAAAAATTTGTTGGTGGACTTATCGAAGGTGAAGGCTCTGCTGAACTTGTATATGACGCATCTGCAACAGGTGAAACTGCAACCTTTATGGATGGTGTTCTTACAACAGGTGACTTAGCTACTGCTGCATTTGAACTTTTCCCAGATAGTTCTAGTGCAACAAAGAAAATCAGTTTTGATGGATTAATTACAAGTTTTGAACACGCTTCATCTTTAGGAGATATCCAAACAATCAACATTACATTCAAGCCAAACGGCACAATAACTTCAGCTATTTAATAAAATTTTTTACAACCCCTATTTTTTATGGCAAACGAAAGAACCGCAGATCTCATTATTAATGGTTTTAAAGATGAGATGACAACCAGACGTAAATATGAGTTAAAAGATTCATCAGGCAAGATTTTAACAACATTATACTTTGCACCAATTACAAGATTTGACAGACAAAAAGCACAACAACTAGCTGGAACAGATGAGGCTTTAGTAATTTCAACACAGCTACTTTGTAAAATGGCACAAAAAGAAGATGGCACGCCAGCTTTTGATATGTCAGATGCTCCGATGTTGCAAAGACAATTACCAGAAAAAATATTGAATGAAATTGAATTGTTTTTGTTTGATTTAAATGTAGATTTAGATACGGCAAAAAACGAATCAAGCGAGATAACTGGTTAAATTTCGAGTTTTTTCTCGCAACAGAACTTGGTAAAACTTTAAAAGAGTTGAGATGTTCTTTATCAGAAGAAGAGTTAATTTATTGGGCTGCTTACTATGAAAACAAATATGACAGAGAACAAAAAGAAATTAATCGTCAGAAAGCAAAATCAAGGTAGAATATAAAAAAGATCATTTGTATTTGTGGCACAATCAACAGTCAGATTAATAGTTGATGCTTCAAATGCAATCAACCCTTTAAAGAGAGTTAATGACACCACAAAAAAATTAGCTAATAATACAAATAAGTTAAAAGACAGATTAAATAAATCAAATAGATCATTAAGAGATTCTGGTACAGCAGCAAAACAAGCAAGCGGTGCTTTTGCCACTTTAAATAAAACTTTAGGGCCACTACTTAAAGCATTAGCTGTTGCTGCAGCTGCAAGATTTGTTTTTGTTCAATCTGCTGAGTTAGAAACACAGAGAAAAAGTCTTGAAGTTCTTACAGGTTCTTTGGAGGATACAAATAAAATTATCAAAGAGCTCCAGGATTTTGGTGCTGTTACTCCTTTTACAAGTAGTGAATTAATAGAGCAGACTAAAAGATTAAAAGCGTTTGGTTTTGAAACAAATAACCTTGTTGATACAACTAAAAGACTATCTGATATTGCAGGTGCTACTGGTGCTGATCTTACTGGTATTGCCACAGCCTTTGGACAGATCAGAGCAAAAGGTAAATTGCAACAAGAGGAAAATTTACAGTTATTAGAAAGAGGAGTTGATATAACAACTGAACTAAAACGTATAACAGGATTGCAAGGAGATGCGTTTGAATCTGCAATGCGAAAAGGCGAAATTGGCGCTAATCTTGTAAATCAAGCAATGATAAATCTTACAAATGAAGGCGGTGCTTTCTTTGGTGGTGCTACAGCACAAGCAACAACACTAAATGGAAAATTATCAACTTTGGTTGACTCTTTCCAAACACTAGCCCGAACAATTGGTGAAAATCTTGGAGATGAAATCAAGTTTGTACTTGATCTTTTAACAGAAGGTGTAAAAAGAATAGATAATTTCATAAAAAGAATTGGAAATATAAAACAAATTGGATTAGGTGGTGTTGCTAATGCAGAAATGCAAGCAAGAGAACAAGCAATGAGAGTTACAAGATCGAAATTTGGTGATGATGTTAGGATTGGTTTTTTTGGAGATAAAGAAGCAACAGAATTTTTTAATAAATCTGTTAAAGCTTTTCAAAAAGCAAATATAGAAAGAAAAAAACTAGCAACAAAAACTTTTGAAGAAAAAAATGTCACAGAAAAAATTGTAGAAAAAAATAAAGAAGGAAACGAGGTTTTAAAAGAAAAAAACGAAATCACAAAAAATGGTCTTGATACACAAAATACTCTTTTAACTGATGTAAATACAAAAACTGATGAAATTACTGAAAGCATCACAGAAACGGCAAACGCAACAGACCTTTTAAAAGATAAATTTGCACAAATAGGACAAGAAATTGAAAATGGAATTGTACAAAATCTTACTGATGCTGTTATGGGAACACAGACATTAGCTCAATCTGCAATAAATGTATTAGAACAAATGAGAAGAAAACTTATTGAGGTTGCTATACAAAAAGCTTTTGCTGGTATTGGTGGACCTATCGGTGGATTTTTTGGTAGTTTGTTTGGTCGTGCCAATGGTGGTCGAGTAAGTGCAAATCAACCTTACATGGTTGGTGAACGTGGCCGAGAAGTTTTTGTTCCTACTACATCAGGTACAATAGTTCCAAATAATCAACTAGGCGGAGGAAATACAAATGTCATTAACGTTTCCGTGAACGCATCGGGAACGCAAGCAGAGGGTGACGAAGCTACTTCTAGTCAATTAGGTAAACTTATTGGATTAGCAGTACAACAAGAACTTGTAAAACAATCAAGGGCTGGAGGGCTTTTATCTAGAGCATAATTATGGCAACCTTTCCAAGTATCACACCAACATATAGTTTTGCTAAAAACACAGCGCCAAAAGTACGCACTGTTGTTTTTGGTGATGGATTTGAACAGCGATTATCCTATGGAATAAACCAAAATCCCAAAACTTATAGTTTAGAATTTAGGGTTTCCGAAACAGAATCTGATGTAATAGAAGCTTTCTTAAATAGTAGAGCTTTTGACAATGAAAGTTTTAACTTCACACCACCTGCTGAAGGCATTTCTAAAACAGGCACTTATGCAAGATCAGGAAGCACAGTTACAATCACGATTACAAATCATGGTGTAGCCATTGGAGATAAAGTTACATTAGATTTTACAAGTGGTTCTGCTGCTGATGGTGATTATATTGTAACTTCTGCTGTAAACCAAAATACTTTTACGATTATAACAACTGCAAGCGGAACAACAAATGGAAATGTAGATTTAACAATGTCAGGGCAGCGTAAATTTGTTTGTGATAGTTTTACAAAGACAATTCCATCATTGAATCGTGCAGTTATTCAATGTACATTTAGGGAGGTATTTGAAACTTAATGGCTTATTCTGCTTGGACTGCCAACACAGTTGTTACTCTTGGTACTGTTGTAAGATCAGCTTCGGCTATTGTTCCAACTGGACTTGTTTTTGAATGTACAACAGCAGGCACTACAGGCGGTTCTGAACCTGCTTTTGGGACAGATATAGGTTCTACCGTTACAGATAACACTGTTGTCTGGACTGCTATAAGCAGTGTATTTGAAGATTTAAATAGTTTTGCACCTGATAAAATTATTGAATTATTTGAACTTGAATTTGTTAGTGAAGTGGCAACTGCTTTAGGTGTAACAAAATATTATTTTCATAATGGATTAAATGAAGGATTTACTGGAAATATAGTTTTTAACAGTAATACTTATACAGCAATACCAATAAAAGCTGAAGGGTTTGAACAAACAACTCAAGGATCTTTACCCAGGCCGACACTTACTGTTGCAAATTTAGATGGTGCGATCACAGCACTTATTAAAACTGTAAATAATGTTCAACGCACTACAAATCCAAGTCAAACTGCACTTTTTAGTGGAAATGACCTTACTGCTACAACAGTAAGAAGAATCAGAACATTACGAAAATATCTTGATGGACAGCCTGACGCTGATCCTCATGCAAGGTACGCAGATCAAACTTTTACCATTGATAGAAAAGTAGCTGAAAACAGAGATATAGTTCAATTTGAATTAGTTATGCCTGTAGATAAACAAGGAGAGATGTTACCAAAAAGACAGTGTGTATCTAATATTTGTCAATGGGTTTATAGAAGCTCAGAATGTAGTTATACAGGAACAAACTTTTTTGACATAAATGATCAGTCAGTTGCTAGTGCTGCACAAGATGTATGTGGTAAAAGATTAACTTCATGTAAGGCTAGATTTGGACAATTTGCCCCTTTGCCATACGGCTCTTTTCCTAGTCTCGGTATGTTGAAATGAATCTTACTGAAGATATAAAAAAAGAAATTTTAGATCATGCAAAAGAAGAATCACCTAAAGAATCTTGCGGTTTAATAATTATAAAAAAAGGTAGGACTAGATATAAAAAATGTAAAAATATAGCAGAACTTCCTAAACATACTTTTGTTTTAGCGACAGATGATTATATAAAAGCAGATGAAGAAGGAGAAATTGTAGGTGTAGTTCATTCACATCCTTTTGAACAGCCCCTGCCAAGTGATGGAGATAAAATTGCTTGTGAAAAATCTCAAGTGCCTTGGTATATAGTCAATCCACAAACAGAAAAGTGGGGTTACTATGAACCATCTGGATTTGAATTGCCTTATGTTGGTAGAAAATTCCAGTTTGGTATTATTGATTGCTATTCACTTGTGAGAGATTATTTTAAAAAAGAATTAAATTTACACTTAAAAGATTATTACAGGGTTGATGAATTTTGGAAAAAAGGACAAAACTTATATGAGGATAATTTTATGAATGAAGGTTTTAGAAAAGTACCACTTGAAGAGATACAAAAACATGATGTTTTACTAATTCATTTAGAATCAAATTTGCCAAATCATGCAGCAATTTATGTGGAAGATCAACAAGTTTTACATCATGTTCAAGGTAGATTAAGTAGCAGAGATGTTCTAGGTGAGTATTATATAAAAAATACTGCTTTTGTTGCTAGACATAAATCATTATGAAAATTGTAAAAGTTTATGGAGAGTTAAGAAAAAAACTAGGTCAATCTAGTTTTGAATTAGAAGTTGAAAATCCATCCCATGCAATAAAAGCTTTATGTGTAAACTTTCCAGATTTAACTAATTGGTTTTTAAGTAATGATGAACAGGGTAATGGATTTAAGGTAACTATAGGAAAACAAAAAATTTATAAAACAAATCTAAAACCAATGATAGAGCCTTGGTCTGAAAGAGATGTATTGCATATAGTCCCTGTCATAAAAGGTGCTGGTAGGGGTTTAGGACAAATATTAGCTGGTGCATTATTAATTGGATTAGCTGTTTTTGCCGGCCCTGCAATAGGTGGAATGCTAGGTGGTGGAGCTTTTGGTGCTGCTGCTACTAAAGCATTAGGTTATATTGGAACTGCTTTACTTTACGGAGGTGTAAGTCAACTACTTAGTCCATCACCGCCTTCTATTCCTGAAGCATCAAAATTACAATCATTTAGTTTTAGTGGCATTGTTAATGTTGCTGACCAAGGATTGCCAGTACCTATATGTTATGGTCGTGTTATAACTGGAAGTGTGGTTATAAGTGCAGGTCTTAATTCTGAAAGTTTTGCAACTGCTAATGTTTAGGTAATGACAGAAGATAGAATTATAATTAGAGGAAGTAAAAAAGGTCCAGGACCTAGAGAGCCTACCGAAGCACCTGATTCACTTTCAAGCACACAATTTGGTCGAGTTCTTGATCTCATATCAGAAGGGGAGATTGACCAATTTGAAGATGTTTTTCTTGATAAGACATCAATAAATAATTTTACTGGTTTTGTTAGAGAATTTAGAGTCGGGACACAAAACCAAACTGCGATTCTTATAGAAGCAGGAGTAGAAGCTACTACTTCTGTAGGCGTAGCTGTTACACAATCTGCTGGACCTGTAACACGAACAGTTACCAATACTGATATTGATAGAGTTTCAATAACAGTACAAGTTCCAACTTTACAAATCATTGAAGATGATGGTGATATTGTTGGACATTCTGTAAGTTTTCAAATATCGCTTCAATTTAATGGTGGGGGATATAATGTTGTATCTTCACCGACTATTTCTGGAAAGACAAGTAATCCATATTCTAGAACCTATAATGTGTCCCTTGTTGGTGCTTCATTTCCGGTAGATATAAGATTAACAAGAACAAGTGCAGATGAAACCAGTGCTAAACGACAAAATACCTTAAATTGGACAAGTTTTACTACAATTATTGATGAAGTTCTAAGGTATCCAAATAGTGCTTTACATTTTTTAGAATTTAATGCACAAAATTTTAATAATATTCCAGATAGACGCTTTTTGATACGCGGAATCAAAGTACAAATACCGCACAACGCCTCAGTAGATACAACAACACATATTGGAAGAATTACATATTCTGGTTTATTTAATGGCACATTAGGGGCTGCAACTTTTACAAATGACCCTGCCTGGTGCTTATACGACCTTTTAAAAAATACTAGGTACGGATGCTCGATACCTGATGCTAATCTAGATAAATTTGATTTCTTTGCAATATCTCAATATTGTAATGAGTTGGTAAGTAATGGAAAAGGAGGACAAGAGCCAAGGTTCTCACTTAATTGTGTTTTAAATACTAGAAAGGAAGTTTTTACTGTTATTAAAGAACTTACCAATGTTTTTAGAGGACTTGCATATTTTACGGCTGGAAGTTTTGTCGTAAAACAAGATAAACCAACTGATTCTACATACGTCATTAACCCAAGTATGGTTGTTGATGGGTTCTTTGAATATAATGGAACTTCTTTAAAATCAAGGCATACCTGTGTCACTGTGGCTTATCAAAGTTACGACATGATAGGTGATGTGCTTTTTGAAAGAGTAGAGGATGCTGATGCTGTTAGGGTTTACGGTGTTAACCATAAAGAAGTTAGAAGTATTGGTTGTTATTCTCAAGGACAAGCACAAAGATTAGGCAAATGGATATTAGAAACTGAAAGATACCTTACTCAAACTGTAAGTTTTACAGTTTCTCAGGATGCTGGTGTTGTTCTTTCTCCAGCCATGGTTGTATCTGTTGCAGATCCACTAAAAACTGTTTCTCGTAGAGGTGGTCGTATTCATGCAGCAACAATAAATTCTATAACTGTGGATAGTACAGAAGATATTGGAACTATAACTTTAGGACAAAACCCAAAAATATCTGTTGTTTTAGGCAATGGATTATTACAACAAAAAACAGTTTCAGCAATCTCTTCACCAACTACAGCATCAGGTGGGGAGGATACAACAAGAAAAACATTTACAGTAAGTTCTAACTTTTCACAAGTTCCAAGTGTTGGAGGTTTTTATGGAATTGATACAGATACTATTGCTTTAGAAAAATTTAGGATTTTAAGAGTAACTGAAGAAGAGGATCATACACATTCTGTTACTGCAATCCAATACGATGAGTCTATTTATGCAAGAGTTGATACACCCATAATAACTACACCTGTACCCAATCCTATTGGAGGTCCCCCAGATGCTGTTACAGATATTGCATTTACCACTTTTTACTATGTATCAGGTGCAAGTGTTTTAATTGGTTGTGATATTAGTTGGACACATAATGGTTTAAGAACTGTTCAATATTTTGTTGAATATAAAATTGATAATGACAATTTTCAGCAAATAATTACAACATCACCTAACGCAACTTTAAAAAGCTTGCGTGTCGGAACTTTAACGGTAAGAGTTACAGCATTTAATTTTTTAGGCGGTAGAAGTGCTGTTTATAGTGAGACACATTCAATCGTACAAAACACCACTCCACCTGATAATGTACAAAGTCTTACAGTCAATCAAATAAGTACAACACAAGCTGTTTTAAACTGGCCTGCTTCTACAAGTCGAGATGTTCTTACAGGTGGAAAAGTTGTATTAAGGCATAGCACCAATACAAGTGCCACTTTTGCAACAGCAGCTTCATTAACAACGGTTAGTGGTAGCTCTACAAGTGCTAATGTTCCAGCTATAACAGGAAAATATTTTGCAGTATTTGAAAATATTCTTGGTGTTCAAAGTACCACACCAGCTAGTGTTTTGTTTACAGCAAGTGCTGGAAATCAAACTTTAATTATTGACCGAAAAGAAGACACTGACAGTCCAACATTTCAAGGTAATTTTACAGATGTAGAAAAATATAGTCCACCTAATTATGGAACTCCTTTAACTGGAATTGTTTTAAAAGGAAATGTTTTATGGGATAGTGTTTCTGATGTTGATGCTCTTGCAAGTTGGGACTTTCCAAATAATGTATTATCAACTGGGACATATGAATTTGCAAATGTTCTTGATTTAGAAGATACTTACAATGTTTTGTTAGAGAGAAGGTTAGCTTTCACTGGTTTTAACGTTTCAACAGGCGCAGCAGTTACAGATATTGATGCAAAGATTTTTGTAAGTACAACGAATGATGATCCTAGTAGTGGTTCAGCTACATTTACTGCTTTTCAAGAATTTGCAACAACCATGCTAAATGCTAGAGGTTTTAAATTTAAAGTTGTTCTTAGTTCCTCTAATGTGACATCTAATGTTTGTGTAACAGAGCTTGGTTTTAGGATGTTTATGTCATCTTCTACGCAGTTCCCATCTTCACCAATCGCAAGTGGCACATCAACAAAGGCAGTGGTATATGCAAATAAATTCTTTACTGGTGTTAGTGCCACTATTGGGGGTGTTGGTGGATTTACACCTATAGTAACTGCCAATATATTAAATATTCAAACAGGAGATACGATTGCTATATCATCAGTTACAAAGTCTGGTTTTAATGCAGATGTTAAAGACTCTGGAGGAAACTTTGTAAATCGTAATTTTGTTTACCAAGCAACTGGGTTAAGATAGTATGTATACAAAAGGATTTTAATTGTGGCACAAGACTCATTATCAGTAGCAAATGGAACAGGTGCTGCGGTCAGGGCAGCTATAAATGCAGCGATGCAAGCAAGTGCCACGAATCAAAGTGGATCATCTGCACCCTCTACAACTTATCCTTTTCAATTTTTTGCTAATACAACAACAAGTACCTTACAAATTCGTAATTCTGCAAATAATGGCTATATAAATGTATCTGGTGTAGGTAAAATAGGTGATGCAAATCTAGGTTTATTACCTTTAACAGGTGGTACGATTAGTGGTAATTTAATAGTTTCTGGAGACTTAACTGTTAATGGATCAACTACTACTGTTGATACGACTACGCTTACAGTAGAAGATAAAAATATTGAAATAGGAAAGGTAGGCACACCAACAGATACGACTGCTGATGGTGGTGGCTTGACACTACTTGGGGCTACGAATAAGACATTTAATTGGGTTGACTCTACAGATTCCTGGACAAGTTCTGAAAATATTGATCTTGCGTCTGGAAAAGTTATAAAAGCTGCTGGCACACAAATTTTATCTGCTACTAATTTCACTGGTACTTCTGCGATTGCAACAAATGTAACTGTTGCGGATGAGTCGTCTGATACTTCTTGTAATGTATTATTTACAACTGGTGCAACTGGAAACTTACCACCTAAAACAGGAACGAATCTTACTTTTAATTCTGCAACTGGAGCATTAACAGCTACAAGTTTCAACGGTAATTTAACTGGTACTATTCCTGATGATTCAGTAACTTCTGCAAAAATAGTAGATGGAACAATTTTAAATGTAGATATAAATGCTAGTGCAGCGATAGCTGGAAGTAAAATCAGCCCTACATTTACAACAGATGGATCTTTTAATTCTGTATCAATAGGAAAAGGTGCAAACTCTGTTGCTGGTAATACTGTTCTTGGAGAAAGTGCTTTAGATGCTGCTGTTACTGGTGCAAATAATACTGCTGTTGGTTTTCAATCTTTAACTACAAATACAAGTGGTGCTGATAACACTGCTGTTGGAAGATTTGCATTAAACGTAAATACAACTGGTAGTGACAATACTGCTGTAGGTAAAAACGCATTAGTCTCTAATACTACAGCAAGTAATAATACTGGAATTGGAAATAGTGCTTTAGGATCAAACACAACTGGTGCAAACAACTCAGCTCTTGGTGGTAATGCTTTAGACGCTAATACGACAGGAAATAACAGTGTAGCTGTAGGTTATAACGCTTTAGGGGTATCAACAACAGGTAGTGATAATGTGGCTATTGGATCTAGTGCTTTAAACGATAATACAACTGGAAGTTCCAACGTAGCAGTGGGTCGTGCTGCCTTAGTTGAAAACACAACAGCAAGTAATAATACTGCTGTAGGTAGTCTTGCAATGCAAGAGAACACAACTGGTGAATCAAACTGTGCCTTTGGTTACGAAACACTACTATCAAACACAACTGCTGCTGGAAACTCTGCTTTAGGATTTAGAGCATTAAAAACAAATATAACTGGATATAATAATGTTGCTGTAGGTGCTGTTTCTTTATTTTCCAATACTACTGGAGCATTTAACACAGCATTAGGGAAAGATGCTCTTAAAGCAAATACTACGGCAGATAATAACACAGCAGTTGGCAATAAGGCTTTAACAGCAAACACAACTGGAACAGAGAATGTAGCTGTAGGTTCTTTGGCTTTAGATGCTAATACTACAGGCTCAGAAAACGTAGCCATTGGGTATGCAAGTTTAAGTGAAAATACAACAGGTGGTAACAACGTAGCAGTAGGTAGAGTTTCTTTAGATGCAAACACTACAGGAAATAAAAACACTGCTCTTGGTAATGGAACTTTAACAGCAAGTTCAACTGGCTCTTTTAATACTGCTTTAGGTTTTGAATCTTTAGCATTAAATACAACAGCAAGTAACAATACTGGGGTAGGATATTATGCTCTAAAAGAAAACACCACAGGAATACAAAATGTAGCTGTGGGAAGTGCAGCTTTAGATGCTAACACTACTGCTTCCGAAAATACAGCAGTTGGTTATAACTCAATGGGAGCAACCACTACTGGTGCGAATAATGCAGCGTTTGGTTTTGGAGCATTAAGAACAAATACTACGGGAACTGATAATACTGCACTAGGTAAAGTCGCCTTAGCGGCTTCTACTACGGCTAGTAATAATACTGCTGTAGGTAGTTCAGCTTTAGCATCAAGTACAACTGCTGAAAACAATACTGCTATTGGTATAAATGCTGGCTCAAGCATTGTAGGAGGCGGTAATAATACACTTTTAGGAAAAAATGCTGGTACATCAAGTTCACCCTCTGGCGCGATTGTAAATGGAACTAATCAAGTGGTTTTAGGAGATGATAATGTGTCAGATATATTTTGTGCTGACACCTCAATATCTGCTTCAGACTCAAGAGATAAAACAGATGTTACAGATTTTAGTATTGGTTTGAATTGGATTGAAGCATTAAGACCAGTTACATATAAATGGGACAAAAGATCATGGTATGGAACAGATGCAGAACCTTTAGGAACACCTGATGGTAGCAAAAAAGCATCTAAACTTAATATTGGATTTTTAGCTCAAGAAGTTCTTAATATAGAAAAAGCAAATGGGTATGGAAATAATAGTGATGATATGTTAATTTGCAATCTTACAGAGGATAATACAAAGTATGGATTAAAATATGAAAGACTTGTACCAATACTTGTAAATGCTATTAAAGAGTTATCCGTAAAAGTCACAGCCCTCGAAGCAGGGTAAACTGTAACTAACCACTTTTTATTATGGAAGAAAGAACCGCAGATGAAATTGCAGCAATTTTTAAAGCTGCTAGCGATAGCGTAACTCTGATTAATTTAGATGCAAACTATTCAGCTTACAAAACAAGAACAGGATCTTCTGATACGGAAACTGAATGGAAAGATATGATTAAAAGAAACACTGACCATCTTGAAATTATTAAAGCTTATAAAAAAGTTGATGGCACTACTTCTATCTGGACATCCGAATCGTTTACAGACATAGATGCTGCTATAACTAAAGGTAAGGCACTTTACTCTTAAATTATGAATTTACAAGAAAAATTACAGCAACTTGCCAAAAAAAAAGAAGAATTGTTTATTGCTATGTATGAAATTAACGGAGCGATGAAGATTCTTGAGGAACAGATTCTTGAGATTCAAGAGACATCCGAATCAAACCAGCCATCAAATACAAAGGCATCAACCCCACAAGAAGAAGCAGTACCATCAGAGTAAGTGGTGCTACCATTTTGTTAACTATTTCTTTTATCATATGTTTCAAAAAATCTGTAATTATCTCTCTATTTTATCCACAGTGCTTGTTTTGGGAATCCTTGGCGGTGGTTTTTTTACATATAAATATGTCTCATCTGAGCAGTTTAAGAATAAATTAATGAATGAAGTATTGTCTAATGTCCAGGGGCTAATCCCTAAAGTATTAGACAATAATCTTCCAGGCATGACAGGGCCATCTTTACCAATACCATCAAAGAAAATTGGTCTATGAATCGTTTTTGGTGCGATACTGAACTTATAACAAGTGGTGACATAGACATTGATGAATCAATGCCAACTTATCCTGAGTTTTCTGTAATGACTAATTTATCTTGTCCGAAATGTTATTCGCAAGTAGAAGTACTAAAAAAAAAGAGATGCTTTTGATTAATGATTTTTGGTTTTTTTAAAAAATTAATAAAATACTATGTTGATAAACTTGTGTCCTGGATAAGAATAAAAAAACTACAACTTGAATTAGATGATGAGATAAAAAAATATCATGATGATATGGATGCAAAAATTACAAAACCTAGAATTGTTGAAAAAGGTAAGTTTGGAGAAGATGGCTGGTCTATCTCAATAGGTGATGTAGATAAAAATGAGTGAAATAAAGATACCTGAGATAAAACTTCCAACAATTGATATACCAGATGCTCCATTTTTTACAAAACCAAAACTAGAAGGCAAGTTGCCTGGATGT